TTGCGCCGAGCCTTGCGCCGTGTCAGCAACTCAATCGCGGCCTCTTGGGGTGTCATTCCGCAGGCGCATCTTTGCCGAGCGCCACAGCCTCAAGGACAGCATCCGAGGCGGCTTGCGGGGACATCGAACGATCAGAGGATGTGTGATCGAGCTGGCGTACATCTGCCCATTCAGTGCGGGCGCGGTTTTTCACACCAAAAATCGCCATAGTGGCGTTGCCCTCGCCAGTGATGGCATTTTTACGGGCGACTTCTTCCCACCATGCACCGGAAGCGGCCTGCCCGGTTTTTATGGCATCACAAAATTCAGGATATTCATCACGCCAGCGGTAAATTGTTTCAAGCGACACACCCAAATGACCCGCAAGCCCCATCAGGCTATACCCTTGCGCCAAAAACGGCACAACCCGTTCAACCATTGCCGGATCGTATTTTGTTGGCCTGCCTGCTGGCATAATTCCTCCTGATTTTCATCACAATTTAACAATTCCCAAAGCCATGCGCAAGCCTGCAAAAAAAAATGCGCTTGTGCAAAAAAAAAACTATTGCGGATTAGAAAAAAAGGGGATATATTCTTTTTCATGAGAGGGCAATCAAGCCCCACGGAGAACCTAAAATGACCCGCACCGAATACCAAACCCTGACAGCTACCTACATCGACGCGCAAGACCTTACAGATCTGGTTTTGGACGATGAAGTTGCCAACGGCATTTTTGCCAAAGAAATCAAAAGCCTGACGTTTGAGATTGATACTGTTGAGCACGGGCGGTTTGATGATGAGCCGGATGTTGCGGCCGACATTACCGACATCCGAATCGAACTGACCCGCCAAGATGGCAGCATTGTTAGCGATTTTGATTCTGTTGCGCTGGCGCTGGGTAAAATATGGCTCAGGCAGATCCGCAATCAGGCAGTCAGCAACCAACTGATCTGAGAGGGCCAAAATGACAGAAGAAGAAGCATACCTCGAAGCGCTGGCAGAAGAATTTTACTACTACGCCAGCCAAGAATACCCGGAGGGCCTAGCGCCCTCCCCCATCTCAAAACAGGAAATACAAAAATGACACTTGAAGAAATTGTAAACCAAATCCGCCAAATGGACGTTGCGACCATTGAAGCGACGCATACAGACATCAACAAAAAAATGCAACGTGCTCGCAATCCTCAAATCCGGCTGGGCTATGCGCTGATCATCGAAAACCTTGAATTGCAAAAATTTATCAAAACCACAGAGCCTTGCGACATGAGCGACGAAGAATTGCTGGCAGAACTTACAGCATAATTTCAACAGGGCGGCAATCACGCCGCCCCGAATCAAACAAAGGAAAGTGCAATGAAAAAACATTATACAGCAAAAGAACTAATCGACAGTGGTTCTGTTTTTCACGGAATAACATTTGATTTTATCAATAAAACAAATGACATAAAAGAATTATTTTTGTTAGCATGTTTTTTTGGTAAACAAATTGAAGCGTGCGATTTGCATATGAAAACCTTAGATTTCAAAATTTTCAAACGTATATTTAATAACGAATATTACAAAAACACAATCAGGGATTATAAATTTTGTAAAATTTGCATGGATTCTTGCTTAAAAAAAATAAAAACTCTTAAAGAATTTTCCCAAAAAACCAAAAACCAATAGGATAACACCATGACCACCAAAAACGCCGTATGCCTTATTTTATCTACAGTTGTGTGGGTAGTTATAGGTTTTGCAATCCTTGAGTCTGCATTGCGTGATAATTTTGATCCTGAGCAATATTGCGATGGCTCCAAGGCCGCTGCTATTGTGTGCCAGCCATAAAAATGGAGTATTGCACCAATGACCATTACCAAAAACGGTAAATATCAACCTCGGCGAGACATGCGGCCACATCCATTGCCGGATGAAATCTGGGCGGCACGTCTGGCCGCTAACCTCACCCAGTATGAGGCCGGCTATCTGCTGTATACCAGCAATCGCCATTGGTCAAATTGGGAGACTGGAGCGTCCAAAATGCCTCGCGCAGCGTGGCATCTGTTCCTGATCCTGACCGACCAGACCGACAAGCTGGAAAAAACGGCATAGGAAGCGTTTTGACGCTTTTGGCTACGCAGAATTGTTTTCAACCACAGACCCCACTAGAAACGCCTTAAAACGCGAAATAGAGGCATTTTGAACCATGAATGACAACTCATCTGAACGATCCCGCGATTTTACCCGCAACAGCTTGATCAACAATCTGGAGGGAATGGCAATCTGGATGTACGCTTTTCCCGAACAGGTGGACATGCTGCACAAGGACGACCTGCTTCAGATCCAGATGTCCGCCGAGAGGCTGGAAACCCGGCTCAATCAGACGCTAGACTGGCTGGCCCGTGAAACGGGGAGGAAACGGAAATAGCAACACCATCCCCAGAACACCCCGGCCATTGTGCCGGGGTTTTTTATGACCGCATAGTTCGACAAGTTCGCGATAGTTCGCGCTAAATCCGCGAACTATCTCCCAAACCAGCTTTCCTACTCTATCTATATGATAATAATTAATAATTCTCTCTCTTATACTACGTATAAAGGTAGTTAGTTCGCGCATAGCAATACCCCCCCTTCCCATTTTTTCCTTTCGGAGGGGAAGAGGGGGTGGCGCGAACTGCGAACTAACCGATTTTTCCGTTAAATATCAAGGCGCTTTAGTTCGCAAAAATCCGCGAACTATCTGCGAACTTGCTAACTATCTCTGCCTCTAACTCTATAATATCTAACAGTTTTTCCAGTTGTACCCTTTTTTTCGTCGTAGTCAAGCTCTCCTGAATCGATCAACTGGATAATTGCCTCCTTAAAATCCCGTTGCCGGGCAGAATTGAACTTTTTTAAAAGCGCCGTGTGCGTGATCGTGCCCGATTCGCGAACGTATCCCAGAAGCTTTTTCAAAAACCCGCCCCATTCCGTGTCAGACACGTTCTCGGCCAGACCCTTAGCAAGACTGTCAGCGCAAAACAGCGCCACATCCCGACCCCACTCCATCGCTTCCTCGCTGATCTGGCCGTATTCATGCGCCAAAAGCGCCAGCTTGGCCGCATGTTCGGCAACCCGGCCATAAACGACATGCAACCCCGTCTTGTGAATGATCGCCTTATCGCACCGCTCGTCCATATCCAGCACTAACGCATCCCACATCCGGCGGGCACCGTCGGTCATGGGGATGGTGGCAGGGCGCAATCCCGCAAACGGATCATCCCGTGTCGGCTGGTTCAGGCCGCCTGATATGATATGGTTTGTCATGGATAAGAGCGCGGCAGGCGGTTGTTCCACAGACCCGCCCTGTTTGCGCTTGGGAAGGCCGTCAGGGCACTGGAACAATAACCAGCGTGGCAGGAAGCCCGAACTGGCATCACGGCTCTTCAGCGCCGCGAAAAAACTTTCAGGCTCGGACATCCCATAAACCGACAGGCATGGATCCTGAATGACCTTGGTCTCGATCTTTTCGTCTGCATACTCCCGGCCCCGGTACGCCGTTGTGGCGCTGGTTGCCAGCTTGGTGAGCGTGGTCAAAACCTCGGATTGCACCGTGGCATTCCGGTGGGTTAATTTCTCCAACTCCTTCCCCATCTCGTCCATGATGGAAAGCGCCCGGCCTTGGCGTTTATGCAGCGCCATAACGATCCCGGATTCCGAGAAGAACGATCCCGTCATCATGGCCGCCGCTTCTGTTCCGCAAGCGTTTAGGAGACTGTCTAAACACCGCCGCCCGTGATCCTTGCCCGTGCCCGATGCGGCAATGCCAAGGGTGTACATGTTAGTTCTAAGATCCGTTTCAGTGCGGATCTTGTGCGCATACACGGCCCCGGCCCCGGCAATGGCCGCAGCCATAGACAGCAGCGGCGTTTCCCGGCGGCTGGTGGATTCGATCCAATCCCTCAACATCCCGACATAGCCGGGGGCGCGCAACATGCACACAGGCAGCCCGGATTGCTTGGCCCGGACGTGTTCTTCCACCGACTGCATGAAGGCCGTTGCATCGAACTCGTCATCATCCGGCGGTGTTGGCAGCCACCCCTGCCCGATAGCATGGTGAAACAGTGTTCCGATATCAATCGGGCGGCCCTTGTACTTGCCAAAGCTGGCCCACTTGCGCGGCATTTCGTCAGGCTTGTATGTGCTACCTCGGCTCGACCAGTTATCCCACACCTGGAACCCGGCATCGCCAAAGGCGTTGTGCAGCGCCATGCCGCAGTCCACCCAGTCCTGATACGGCTCGCAGCTGATATGATCCAGCGCCCGGCGCACCTCTTCCACATCGGGCGGCGGCAGGTCTGATCTAACAGGTGGCATCAGGCGGGTGACGCCCATAAGATCATCCACCACCTTGACAAAATCCACAGGTAGTAGCGGCAACTCAACATCGCCCAGGGTGTCCTGGGTGAGCCAAGTGTATGGCTGGCGCGTGTCTGGGTGGATCGACGGCGGCAGCACGGTGTGCCGCCCAATGGAAAGCAGTTCAAGAACGCACTTGCCATCTTTTGACCATTTCCGGTTGCGCTCGTCCTGGATTTTGTAAAACCACGTTTCCCCCCGTGCGCCACGTTTTCTCACAGGCGACGGCGGCAGCTTGGCCTTGATCTTGGCGTGGAGGCCGTCCACGTCCTCGTCAAAATCCAGCGCCACAATACCGGACGCTGGCCCGGTGCACAGGCCGATTCCGCCCGATCCGTAAACGCCCTCCCATTCATCAATCTCGGATTCTGCCGCTGGCCGCTGGCAATAGATTTGCCAACCTTTGACAGCCGGGATCTTTTCACCCGAACGCAACGGGATAACCGACAGGCCGCTCTCCCAAAGCCGTCGGCCATAATCTGCGAAAACAGTCATTTTTCAGGCCTTTTTTGTGTTCAGATAGTTGTCAAGCGCAACCGTGGTGCTGAGACTTGGCACATAGTTTTCATCCCGCATGATGCGGTAGATGGTTTCCCGATGCAGCCCCGTGGCTTTGGCAACCACATTCAGGCGACGGTCTGACAGTTCCGCCCGGATTTCCTTGAGGGTACGCATATTTTTTTGCCCTTATCGTTGTTTTTGACGTTGACAGGTTGTCACTTTTCCAGTTAACTGTCAACACGACAAAACAAAGGGAGTCAAAAATGATTGATCTGACAAAGCGCCAAACCAAGCCGCCCAAGCCGCCGCGCATTGTGCTGTATGGTGAGCCGAAGGTTGGCAAGAGCACGTTTTCGGCGCAATGCCCGGATGTGTTTTTTATCGATACCGAAGACGGCCACGACTATTTGCGCCGGGAATTGGGCGACCGATACAACGGCGCACAGGTGACATCTTTTGCAGCGCAGCGTGACGGTGAGCATTCGTTTGTCGAGGTGCTGACGGCGCTCGCAAAACAGGATCATCCATTTAAGGCCGTGTGCATTGATACGGTGGACTGGCTGGAACGCATGGTGCATGAGGACATTTGCGCCAAGTACGGTGCTACCAGCATCACGGACAAGAAGAACGAGCGAACCAGCTACGGACAAGGCTACATTGCCGCTGCGAACGTGTTCCGCGACATCTGCTTGCGCCTTGATCGGCTGCGGGCGGCAAAGGGCATGACGGTGATTCTGCTGGCGCATAGCGTTTGCAAGCGCATCGAAGAGCCGGATGCGGAAGGCTACGATCGGTTTGTGATGAAATTACACGAAAAAGCGGAAGCCGTGATACGTGAATGGGCAGATATGCTGCTGTTTGCCCGACTGGAGACGCGAACTCTTGCCACAGGCCAGAAGGTTCAAGGCGAGCGTGTTTTGATTTCTGGCGGTAGCCGAATTGCTGTTGTTGGCAGCCGCACGGCTTTGCCGGATCGCCTGCCGCTGAATTGGCAGGATTTTATCAACGCCTATAATGGCAAAACGGAAGGAAACTAACCCATGTTTGATTTAGACTTTGGCGGCATCGACGTTGCCGACGTTGTGACTGATGTGCGCGTCCCGGTGGTTCCTGCTGGCGTGTATGCAGTCCACATTGTGGATTGCGACCTCAAGCAGATCACAGGCAAAGACGGCACGAAATACCCGCCTGTAACGCATATCTTTTTTGAGATTCTGGAGGGGCCGGAACAAGGGCGACTGATTGATATTGGTTTCAGTCTGGCCGATAAACGCGAACAGGTGAGCAAAACCGGAAAGCCGTACACTTGGGCGCAGATTGCACACGGGCAGGTTGGCCGCATCTATAAGGCCGTTGGCGTTGCCAAGATGGGCAAGCTGTCCGAGATTAAGGGCAAAAAGTTTTTGCTTGGCGTGAAGGTTCGGGAAAAGAACGAGTACGAATCGAACGAGTTTGAATCGGCGATGGAGTACCGTGCATCGTTTACGCCTGCCCCGGCTCAGGCAGCACCCGCACAAAAAACGGCTGATCCGCTCAACTGGGAATAGCATTTACGCCCGCCGGGAGCGCATCCCGGCAACATAACAAGGGAGAAAAAAAATGGACTATCAAGAGTTTGTTAATCGCAAAATTAAAACAGAAGTGCCTACTGGCCATAACCCTGAATCACTGAATGAAAACCTGTTTGATTTTCAGCACGCCATTGTAACATGGGCCGCTCGTCGTGGTCGCGCTGCGATTTTTGCAGATACTGGCCTTGGCAAAACGCTGATGCAGTTGTCATGGGCGGATGAAGTGGCAAGCCATACAAATGGCGCTGTTCTTGTGCTTGCGCCATTGGCTGTTTCAGAGCAGACGATTGAACAAGGTTCAACCTTTGGCATTGAAGTGCGCCGCGTGCCGCGTGACAATGGCAAAAAGCCGCTTGATCCAGGCGTGTGGATCACGAACTACGAGCGCATGGATTCGGTGGACTTTACCGAACTGACCGGGCTTGTCCTTGATGAATCCAGTATTCTGAAAGCGCATGATGGCAAGACCAGAACCGCGCTGATTGATGTTGCGCAAGGCATCCCTTACCGATTGAGCTGCACCGCAACGCCAAGTCCGAACGACTTTGAAGAACTCGGCAATCAATGCGAATTTCTAGGCGTTATGAGCCGCACCGAGATGCTGGCGACGTACTTTGTTAATGACACTGGAGACACAGGCACATGGCGACTCAAAGGCTGGGGCGCATCTAAGTTTTGGGAATGGATGGGATCGTGGGCTGTCGTCGTGCGCAATCCGTCCGATATCGGATTTGATGGATCTCGCTATGATCTGCCGCCGCTCAATTATTATGAGAATGTGGTAGATGCAAAGCCGCTGGGGGATGAACTGTTCTCGCGGCCTGCTTTGACACTTACAGAACGTCGCAAGGCTCAACGAAACAGCATTGAAGAACGCTGCAAATCCGTTGCTGATTTGGTGAATGCCAAGTTGGATGAACAATGGCTTATCTGGTGCCATTTGAACGATGAAGCGGAATTGTTGCAATCATTGATTCCCGGAAGTGTCAATGTTCAAGGTTCTGACGATCCCGATAAAAAAGCAAAAAACCTGCTTGATTTTGCGCATGGTGAATATCGCGTTTTGATCAGCAAGCCGAAGATTGCCGGTTATGGGATGAATTTTCAAAAGTGTTCACACATGGCATTTGTTGGCATGGATGATTCATTTGAGAAATTCTATCAGGCCGTCCGTCGTTGCTATCGTTTCGGGCAGACAAAGCCAGTCAATGTTCACTTGTTCACGGCGGAAAATGAAGGGCAGGTTTTGTTTAACCTTAAACGCAAAGAAAAACAGCATCACATCATGAGCGAAAAAATGACTGAACACATGGGGGATATCATGAAAAACGAACTCAAAGGACAAGTTAAGATCACTGAAGAATATCGAGAGGATGTTTATCACGGAGATGGATTCACCGTGCATCTTTCCGATTGCGTTAAGCTGGCGAGAAACATTGAATCTGATTCTATTGATTACTCGATTTTTTCGCCGCCGTTTGCTGACCTGTTTGTTTATTCAAACAGCAACTACGACATGGGGAATTGCAAAAATGATGAAGAATTTATCCAGCAATTCAAATATCTGATTGCTGAAATGTTCCGGATCATCAAGCCGGGACGCAATGTGTCCTTTCATTGCATGAACCTGCCGACAACCAAAATGCGTCAAGGTTATATCGGACTGCGCGATTTTCGCGGCGACCTGATCCGTGCATTTCAGGAAGTCGGGTTTATCTATCATTCTGAAGTGTGCATCTGGAAAGATCCAGTTGTGGCAATGCAGCGAACTAAGGCACTCGGATTGCTACACAAAACAATCCGCGAGAATGCCAGCATGAGCCGTATGGGGTTGCCTGATTATGTGGTGACAATGCGCAAGCCGGGTGAAGCTGAAGATCGCGTTGTTCATGGTGATGATCTGCCTGTCATGCTGTGGCAGAAATATGCAAGCCCTGTTTGGGATGACATTAATCAGGGGCGTACTTTGAACAAAATGCCAGCCCGTGACGAAAACGACGAAAAGCACATGTGCCCGTTGCAGCTGGATGTGATCGAGCGGTGCATTCACCTTTGGACAAACAAGAATGATCTTGTGTTCTCGCCGTTTACCGGGATCGGATCTGAAGGATATTGTGCTGTCAAAATGGGCCGGCGGTTTATTGGATCTGAATTGAAGCCGCAATATTGGCAACTGGCATGCCAAAACATTGCCGATGCCAAGGTTGAGCAAAAGGATCTGTTTGCATGCTAACCTTGCGGCCATACCAGCAAGAAGCCGTCGATGCGTTCTATCAGACCATCCGGGACAAGGTGCCCGGACACGGTTTGATAGAGCACGCAACGGGTCTGGGCAAATCCGTCATCATTGCCAAGGTTGCGGCGGATATGCACAACTGGGGACGGCGTGTGCTGATCCTTGCCCATGTGGCCGAGCTACTGGAACAAAACCACGCCAAGCTTCAGGCTATGCTGCCTGAGATCCCCGTTGGGCTTTACAGCGCCAGCCTGAAGCGGCGTGACATCAATGCAACCCCATTGGTGGCTGGCATCCAGAGCATCCACAACAAGGCGGCACAGGTGTTTCCACCTCCCGATGTTGCTATCATAGACGAATGCCACCTCACGTCCCCTAACGCCGGTAGCATGTATCGCAAGTTTCTGTCTGACCTATGGCAACAGAACCCTAAGATGCGCCTGCTTGGGTTGACTGCCACACCATATCGGCTAAAAGGTGGTTGCCTGATTTCCAGTAAGGATTCTTTGTTTTCGCATACTATCCACAAGTTTGGCATGGGTGACGGTATCCGGGAAGGCTATCTTTCGCCCGTGACATCCAAGGCATCCCTTGTGCAGGCTGACCTCACTGGCGTGACGACGCAGAACGGGGATTTCAATCAGGCAGAAATGGCGGCGCGATTCAGCCCGGCTCTGACGTTAAAAGCGCTGGAAGACTTGCTTCAAAAGGCGCACGACCGCCGCAGTATCCTGATTTTTGCCGCGAATGTTGAACACGCCGAGTTTATCACGGAATGCCTCGACGGCGCGGCTATGGTTGATGGCAGCACCCATAAAGAGACACGGGCGCGACTGATCGAGGATTTCCGACAACGGCGTTTGCGCTTTCTGGTCAACGTCAACGTGCTGACCACCGGGTTTGATGCACCCAATGTTGATTGCATCGGGCTTTTGCGTGCCACAAAATCACCCGGCCTGTATGTGCAGATCGTGGGGCGCGGCACACGAAAAGCGGAAGGGAAGCAAAATTGCCTCTTGCTGGATTTTGGGGGCAACATAGAACGCTTTGGCCCGGTCGAGCATATTAAGCTGCGAAAGAAGTCCGACGGCTCCACAGAGGCACAGGGAGCGCCAGTAAAGACCTGCCCGAAATGTGAAGAAAAGGTTCACGCTGGCGTGCTGGAATGCCCTGCCTGTCACTACAGGTTTCCAGCAATCATGGCTACGCATCAAACCAAAGCCTCAGAAGCTGCGGTGTTGGAGGGCATCGAGGATGATATCCGGGACGTGTCGCATTGGTTCTGGGAACGTCACAAAGGCAAGGGCGGCAAGCCTGACACGGTGCAAATCACATACTTTTGCGGCTTGGCGCAATTCAGGCAATGGATTTGCCCGGAGCATGAGGGTTATGCCCGGCGGCAGTATTTGGAGTTTGCGACGCTGTTCAAACATCCGATTTATAAAACGGTGGATGATGTGCTGAAATGGTTTCATGATACGAAGCCGAAGCCGCCGGGCAAGATCACCGTAAAGCGGAATCCAACAGGTTATTGGAACGTACTGGAACACAAAAGGGAGTATATCTATGGACAAGAAGCCGACACAGTGGGACGTGGACAACTGGAAAAAAGTTATCAAGGAGATTTTAGACTTTTACCCTGATGTTGCTGCTTGGACGGTCAAGGCGTGGTCAGACCATTTGCAGGGTATCAAGGGCGAAAAGTCGTGCTATGATTGCATGTTTGAAAAGCATGGCAAATGCACAAAACGCGAAATGATCGAGATTCCGGAAGACGTTTGGCAGCGTGGCTGTTCAATGTGGGATGGTATCCCGTTTTAAACGGACATAATGAGACATTTAAACGGACAAAAAGGGACATAAAATGGGCTATATGAAAATCACCCGCAAAAGCGCCGATCTTGCAGACCTTGAGGGCATCGTGAATGCAGACGATGCGATTCTATTCGCACGGGAGGCGACACGGTTTCTGGCCGAAGAACTGCCATCAGAAATGAAGGAACGGTTTTTATCAGAGGCTATAGTTTCCATCTTGCGGGCATCCTGTTCGCATACGGAAGCCAAGGATACGTTGGAAACAGCAAAACGGTTGCTTGAAATGAATCACATGGCAATCGGCACACCAAAGGGGAATTGATATGACCATCATCATTCCAACCGAAGACGTTGAACAGGCCGCTTTTGTCGCATGGTTCCGAGCAACGTGGCCCGACGTGCGGATTTTTTCCATTCCAAATGGCGGAAGGCGTTCCATGAAGGTTGCCAACACGCTAAAGGCCACCGGGGTTTTGCCCGGTGTGCCTGATTTGTTTGTGCCCGGCTGGAATCTGTGGATTGAGATGAAGCGGGCGAAGGGCGGCAAGTTATCACCGGAACAGAAAGATATGGAATCCTATCTTATCAACGAGTGTTACCATGAAGTCATCGTCGGGCATGGTTTTGAGGATGCTAAGCGGCAGGTTCTTGAACATTGGGATAATCTGTGACACTATGCATCCACAGTAGATCGAGAAAACCCCCGTGATTCATACCACGGGGGTTTCTTGTTACCACTTGTCTTGTTTTACCTCTCGCTCTAGCGCCTTGGTTTCTTTCCATTGTTTTTCCGACATGGAACGACGAATCAGCATCTGTTCAATTGTGGCATCATCGTGGCCGAGTCGAATCAGGAACGTAACAAATTCATCGTCCGACAGATCTTGCAGCCGAGCAGCATTGATAAGATCATCCTCACTGCCAGTAAGCGCCACACCGTAAAGCGTGATTTTTGCCAGCAGTGGTTTATGATGATGTTCCACAATGTAATGCCCTGTGAGCGCAACGGCGGTGAATAGGGCGTATGCAGCCAGCGCGTGCCCTGTTAAGCGATATACACCACCCAAAAGGGAAGGCCGGTTTTTTGCCGGCACTTTTTTTTCCTCGCTCATTAGAACCTCACATTAGCAAATTGATAGCAACCAGCATCGTACTCAGCTTGCGTACCAACAAAGCCTTTCGGCTCATATTCAGCAAGGCAGGCTTTAACATCAGGGATCATGATACGGCCAACCTGGGCGGGTTCCTGCGTGGCACAAGCCGCCAGAGGCAATACCAGCAGCAATACACACGCCATACGATGCACGGCGCCGCGCAACAGGCTTGTGGTCTTGGTGCCGTTCTTGCGTTCGTTATACAGGCGGATAACGTATCCCGGCTCAAGACCAGCGAGCTGGCAAATTTCCACAAAATCCCTATTGCCAAGGGAAAACCAGTTGTGTGCTTGCGATACAGTCATGGTGTACGCATTCCTATCTTGTTTGCGCATTTTGTTGGTAAAGTAAGTAGGAGGAAAAGCATCGTGAAACGCTTGGCTAACTACGGCAGTCCAGAGCTTTTGTTCGGCTGTCATTTCCATTTTAGATCTCCATTTTGTTGTTGATGATCCCTTGTAACACACAAGGGGTTAAGATAAGGTAAACACCTCTCCCCGCCTCTTTCCGGGTTTTGTCATTTCCCCGACGTGAGGCCACTTGAGCGGTAACATTTTTATGTTGCCGCTCTTTTTTTTGTTGCGCAAGAAAAAAAATATGATATTTTGGGGATACGAAAAAAACACGGGAGATTAAAATGACTGACACAGCAAAACCGACAACTGGGCCAGTGCGATTCACAGAAGTAAAATCAAATTGGCCAGCAGAAGGATACAAGGAAGGCGGCTGGCACGAAGCTTTATGGTCAGATGGAACCAACCAACCTATTATGGTGGCGTTAGATAAAGATGACCATGCGGCGCGCTTTGATTTTCCAAACCCTAAAGATATGGATTTTATTCAAGAGGCTTACGCAGTTTACACAAAAACCGGCCTGACCCCGCGCCAGTTGCTGGAGCAGCGGAATGAGTTGCGGGACGCGCTTTTCGCCCTGCAAATGGCATTCATTAAGATTAACGGCTGTTTCCCGCTTCCGTATTCATCGGGGCATCAGGAAATGACGCAAGCGCAATCCGCCCTCGCCAAGTGCGGAAAGGTGGGTGTGAAGTGAAAGTTATTGCGGTGTGGTTTTCGTGCGGAGCTGCCAGCGCAGTTGCTGCCAAAAAAACAATAGAGCAATATGGTAGCGATCATTTAATCCGAGTCCTTAACAACCCAGTAAAAGAAGAACACCCGGACAACGTTCGGTTTAAAAATGATGTTGCTACATGGCTGGGAGTAGAAATTGAATCGGTAGTTAACCCATCGTATCGCCATTGTAGCGCCGAAGATGTGTGGGACGAACGGAGGTTTATGTCTGGCCCAAACGGAGCGCCATGCACTATGTTGCTTAAACGGGAGGCTCGCAGAAAATGGGAAATGACTAACCATTGTGATTACCATGTCCTTGGCTTTACCTCGGACGAAAAACACCGCTGGTTAAATTTTTTGAAGGAGAGACCGAACACCCTTCCCGTGTTGATTGATTTAGGGATCAGTAAATCTGATTGCTTTGGTATTATCAAAAAGGCCGGGATTAAACTACCAGAAATATACAGCCTTGGCTATCCGAATGCTAATTGTATAGGGTGCGTAAAGGCCACGTCTCCCACCTATTGGAATCATGTGCGTCAGCAACACCCGGAAGTTTTTCAAAGACGGGCAGAACAATCGCGTGAATTAGGAGCTAAACTTGTGAGACATAAAAACCAGCGTATTTTTCTAGATGAGCTACCGCCAGATGCCAAAGGAAAGCCTATGAAAGGGATGGATTTTGAGTGCGGTATTTTTTGTGGAAAGGTGGGTGGGTGATGTTTGATAGATTTATTTCCTATTTCCGTAAAGACCGAGAAGAGTTTCTATGGGCCTTGGCAGAGGCGCTCATGTGGAGGGATGAAAGTGTGAGCATGGCAGCCATTCCATTGCCAATTAAAGAACAGCCCAAAGAAGAGCGGCAGAGATACTACGCAGACGCTAAGTATATTGCGAAATTTGTTTATCTTCAGGTCTCAAAGAACAAAAAGGTGAGTCCATGACCCCGCGTAACCCCCTTGATGGGAAACTGATTATTGATCGTGAAGCAGCAGAAAGAATCTTGAAACATCTTGAGATGCATTCTTGTTCAAATGTTACGGCGTTTCGACATGCATTTATTCGCCCGCTTGAACAAGCCCTCGCCCAAGACAACACCGGATGGGCGGCGGTGCCTGTGGAACACACACCAGATATGGCGTCTGCCGCAGTAAAGGCGCTGGAGGACAGCATTTGTGCTGACATTGATTTCCATCTGTCTTGGGTGAACACAGCAGACCAAGAGGTGCAGCTCGTATCATGTCTGGGGCGGACTCACCGCGCCATGCTCAACGTCAGCCCGCCGCTGCCGGGAGGTGGGGAATGAGTAATATAGAAGCGATCCTTTCTGCTATTCTAGGTGCTATTATCGGTTCTTTATTCGGCACTTTTAGCACCATGGAAAAAAACGAAACACAACTGCTGCGCTTCTGCATGACGCACAGCATATCATTGGAACAATGTGAAATACCGGAAAAAGGATAATAACAATGGACTTCAACGAACTTTTACACAAACTTGAAGGCGTTCGCGTGGCGAATCGTCAACTTGTCGAAAAACTGGAACAGGCGCAAAAGGAATGCGCTGCATATAAGGAGTTTCAAAATGTTGAAAGCAATCTCGATAGCACTGCCAATAAGCTTTGCGTTTTGGGTAATCCTTGTCGGATTTATACAATGTCTTTCGTAAACGATCAGGATACTATTAAAGGCGCTCTCGATGTTTTGAACGTGTATGATGGCGTGCAATTTCTGATTGATGAATCAAGGCAGACTGAAACTGTTATTAAAATGGGGCAGATTACGCGCCAACATAAGTTTCCTAGTAAATTGTTTACAACACGCCGCAACAGCAAAGGCGTGATTGTGTGGAGGATTGATTGATGAAAGCCAAAACCACCATACTACAAGAAGCTACTGAAATCGTTACTGGCATTCGACAACAAGATTACAGACATGCTCGTGAATCGTTTGCCAAGATTGCTACGATTGCCACGGTGCTAACCGGAAAAGACCTAAGCCCGCAGGACTGCTGCAAGGTTCTGATGGCGGTAAAGCTGACCCGTGAATCGTTTCAGCACAAGCGAGACAATCTGGTTGATCTGTGTGGTTACGCGCATTTGTTACAGGAGCTTGAGCAATGAGGAGGCAATACGTCACGGTTCAAGAGTTTAAACATTACAATCAGATTCCGACGACGCTGGAGCAATCACAGCCATCCAGCGTCCGACTGATTCATTTCACCACCACCATCCGGCCAGACAACAGCGCCGTGTTGGTGCAGCGCCCTGCCGATGTGGTGGATGCCATCGGTGATTGCGCCGTGGTGCTGACCATCCTTGCCGCTCAAAGCATGACGACGTTAGAGGCGTGCATTGATCGTGCATATTATGAAATCAAAGACCGAAAAGGCCGTATGGTTGACGGCGTGTTTATCCGGGAGGAATAATGCACGCAGAATGCCCTGTTTGTGGCGCATCTTTTGAAAAAGCCACTTACAACAATATTTATTGCAGCTTCAAATGCAAATTGAAACGCAACAAACAACAAGAGATTTGTTCTTATCGTCGTATGATAAGTGCATTAAATGAACCACCGCTTTACAGTAAGACGCAATACCGAGAAGCCAAGCACCACATTGAAATGTATTCAGACCCGGCGCTTGCCCGTGGCCGTGAATACCTTTTGATTCGCGCTCATCAAATTGTGGATTACTGGAACAAACGGGAATACACAATTAACCGTGTTGCGCGTTTGCGGGCACAATCCAGAGAAACAACATCACGGCATTATTTCAAACAGAAAGAAAAGAAAAATGACAAGACCATACAGCCCACAACTTGACAAGCTTATCGGAACAAAGATTCCTATACTGGATCACGGTTTTATCATTGTTCGTGATTACATGGGTGTAGATCGTTCTATTGCAGATGCCGCCCGTGTATCATACGGCGACGGTACACGAACAGTGAATGATGATGCCAATTTGATTCGGTATTTGGTTGAACATCAACATTCCAGCCCTTTGGAAATGTGCGAAATTAAACTGCATATCAAACTACCTTTGTTTGTTGCCCGCCAGTGGATACGCCACCGTACAGCGAACGTGAATGAGGAATCAGCACGTTATAGCCTGATGTGTCGTGAATTTTATGTACCGAACGCATCTGATATGGCTCAACAATCCATCAACAACAAGCAAGGCCGTGGTGATGTTCTGACGCCTATTCAGGCAGCAAGGGCAGCTGATAAGATTGAGTCGTTCTCACGCATTGCCCGATTCAATTATGAGTCACTTTTGAATGAGGAAGCCCTCGCCCGCGAACTGGCACGCATGAACATCACCCTGAATTACTACACACAATGGGTGTGGAAGTGCGACTTGCGGAATCTGCTGCATTTCATCAAGCTGCGAATGGATCCACATGCACAGCTTGAAATCCGTAAATATGCGGAAGAAATATGGCGCATTGTGCAAGCGTGGGTTCCTGCTGCTGCAAAGGCATTTGAAGAATACCAGCTTTATGCGGCATCATTTTCACGCCTTGAAAATGAGCTTCTGAAAGCCATGGTGCCATCTGATGTTACCAAGGTTCTGAACGATCAACCCCAATGGCATCAAATGAAGCCTAGACAGCAGCAAGCCTTTTTGGCAAAGTTAGGCCTAGAGTAAACACATTACTCTTAACAACCCCGAAGGCTGGGGTGAGAAGCCCGCTACCATACGTTATTTGGTCGTCTTGCCCGGTTGGCGTTAGAGCCGGGCAACAAATTTAAAAGAGCGACATCACATGCCCTGCGGATCAAAGAAAAAAGGTGGACGGAAGAAATAACTTCCGTCACCCTTGCATCAAAGTTTCGAATGCTTCTTCCCAAGTGCCAGTTGTAGCAGCCTTGGTGTATTCCGTTGCGCGGCTTTCAAAGAAGTTTGCGTGTTCAACGCCGTTCATGATTTCATCAATCCATGGCAACGGGTTTTTCTCGATGTTGTAGATGGCATCCAGACCAAGCTGGCTAAGACGACGGTCAGCAATCCAGCGGATGTATTGCTTGACTTCATCGCCGCTGATGCCCTCGACCCCGCCAAGCTCGAACGCCAGATCAATAAATGCATCCTCATGCTCCACAATGGTGGCACAGGCATGATGCAGGTTTGCAGTCAGTTCATCCGTCCACACTTCGGGGTTTTCATGCACAAAGGTGCGGAACAGCTTGATGATGGAGTTGCAGTGCAGCGTTTCATCCCGTACCGACCATGAAACAATCTGCCCCATGCCTTTCATTTTGTTAAAGCGCGGGAAATTTAGCAAAATGGCAAAGCTGGAAAACAGTTGCAGCCCTTCGGTGAAAGCGCCAAACACGGCAAGTGTCATGGCAATATCTGATGGCGTTGATACGCCAAACTGCTGCATATAATCGTATTTGGCTTTCATCTCTTTATATTGAAGGAAAGCACTGTATTCCGTTTCCGGCATTCCGATTGTATCCAGCAGATACGAATAGGCCGCGATATGGATGGTTTCCATATTCGAGAACGCCGCCAACATCATCTGAACTTCCGTTGGCTGGAACACGCGGGAGTAATGCCGCATGTAGCAGTTGTTCACCTCGACATCCGCTTGCGTGAAAAAACGGAAAATCTGGGTCAGAAGATTGCGCTCATTGTCTGTCAGGGTTAATTGCCAGTCCTTGACATCATCTGCCAAGGGCACCTCTTCTGGCAACCAGTGGATGCGCTGCTGCATCAACCAAGCGTCATAAGCCCACGGGTAGTGGAACGGCTTGTAAACCGGGCTGGATTTAAGCAAAGACATTATTTGCACCAATCATGTTTTGTGTTGAATTGCCAAAGCACACCGTGACCTGATTCGATCATGTGGCTGGCGAAATCCTCGCCATTGACTGAAACAGCCGCAACGGTGCGGCCATATCTATCAACGCTGTGGCGGCTTACTTCAATATCAGCCATAGGCCGCACAAAGAATTTAAGCGCTTCTTCCTTGGCATCAAGCCCAAGGCGTTTTTCTTGCGGGCATTTTGGGCGGTACGTTTCAGGTGCATCAAGTGATGCAATCCGTATCACTTCCTTACGATCCTTGTGACAAATCTCGATGGTGTCTCCATCAATCACGCGCACAGGAGATGCGCACGCAAGCACAGCGGCAAGGGCGATTACAATCATTTAGGATTCTCCATGATGTTATTGCAATGCAGCATAACACCATGGATTTAATCCAGACAAATTATTTTTTGCTTTCAGGCAGAAAAATAGATGCAAGGCCAGCAAGACCGACACCGACATAAGTCACAGCTTCGACGATGCCTGCTGGCAGGGCAACACCCAGACCGACAAGCAAGGCTGCAATGCCGGAATAGGTGGACGGTTCGCGGAAACGTTTTAGAAGATAGGTCATAAATCCTCCTTGGTTTTCAAAACAAATCCAAATTGCTGGCGCGGCTTATGCAGTTCGTCGCCGTTATGATCGTACAAGCCGCTAAATGTGTCGCTGCATGTCTCATGCACTGTTAGAGTAGGTGCGTTTTCAGCAGGGGCGTATTGCCAATGCTCCCGCATCCATTCTGGTTGCGTAACATGATATGCGGATCGTGGCGGGCGAGTCTCGTATTTCATTCCGGCCACCGCCCATATTCGAAAACAAAGGCGTTGCGTTTTGCCCGATTACCGACCTGACGCGCATATCGACTATCGAGACATTCCTTGGCGGCATCTGCCCACCGTCCTGCCCTGAGTGCATCTAGCATCTTGCGGAAGCCGCCCAGACGCTGCACACCAAGATTAAACATCATATCACAAAGCGCCTCTTGCCGTGTATCCGACAGGCCGCGCCACCATGGATGGTGCCAATCAAGATCTGCCGCAGCATTGCGGGCATCATTTAGCAACACATGCTCGGCGTGCTGGCGCGTCCATTTCAAACCTTCCGCCACGCTTGGCCCGGTATGGCCGTAACCGATGGTCAACTTTCCAGCGGTGCAACGGTATGGCGTCAGTCGTAATCCTTCGTTGCGTTTCAGAATCTCGACTAGGTTTTTAATATCCATCGTCATTTGCGTTTGATCCACTTTTCAGGGTCTTTTTGAAACACTTCTGCCAGTTTGTAAAATCCATGCAGAAGTGGTGTAGCCATATACCCTGCCAGTACTGCTGCGCCTAGCTTTTGTTTATCTGTCCAGTTCACACCGTCCAAAATTAACACTGTTATTACACCAATGAGGATGCTGCCAAGCATACTAATAGCGAAATAACGCGTTGTTATTTTTTGCAAAGAATTATGATTTACACAAGCAATAAAGCCCGCGAATGCGGCAAGCGCAATCAGGGTTAGCCATTCCTCAATAAATTTTTGAACATATTTCATCCATGTTTCCACACGTATTTATGGAATGCGCCTATTGCGCGAGCAGAGCAATAGTTCATATAACTCCATAACATATTGTCATAAATTCCTATGATGTCCCATCCGCTTTTTATATACCAATCAAGCAGAAGAACAATCTGCATCAGACAAGCTGTGCATGATAACGCCAGCAGCCAGCAGGTTTCAAGGCAATCCCATTTTCCCTGCCATTTTTGAAACGTCTTTACGCCGGTGTGTAAAGCATGGAGGGTTATAAGGGGGACAATGATGTTCATCGTCCATATGCAAATCAGATAATTATCCGTCATCCATGCCAAGAACGGCACAATCAATGCCGCGCAATCAGCGGCAATAATCATGCGCGTTCTGTTATCTGGATGGATGGCGGATTGCATCGAAACGCCTTATAGTGTGATTGGGCTGCGTGTTGGCATTGCTGGCACGGTATCATTGGTGGTTTTAAGAGTAAAACTAACGAGAAGCATAATGTTCTTATTGAATGGTTTTACGCAAACAGATTCTACCCCAGCGAATAGTTCCTTTTGCAACCTGCGTTGTCACGCCGGCGTTTGCTAACGCGGCTTCACACCATACGTTCGTGCTGGTTAAATTACTAGTCAGGATAAACGGTTTTGACCGCACAATGCCGCTGAATGCAGCATCTGCAAAAGTGCTGTCTGCGGAATTGCTGCCCATTGCAATCAAATTTTGAGATTGCAGAGTAAATGTAATAGCGCGTACGTTCTGTAGATTATTATCCCACTGAACTTCTGCCAAAACCTCTACCACATCGCCGGAATTATACCCTGTAATTGATGAAGATCGACTGCATCGCACAATACGATTGTCGCCGCTGTAATCAAAGTCAAAATCAATCTGTTGATATTGGCCGTATCCCTGTGGATGGGAAATAACAGATGCAGCATATGTACGAATTGCTGTTTGACCTGTGATGCTGTTGGCGGCGCTGACCGTCCATCCTGTGGCTACTGTTCCAGTTGTGCCATTGCTGGCTGTTCCGGTCGTGCCGGTAAAAAATGGATTGATTCCGGCAAAACCATTTAACGGATCTCCGCTGGTTATTGGTAGGATTTCTCCAGTTAAGACAAATTGATTGATTGCGATTGAAACGGCTTGCCCGATACGAAGTGCACCCACTGGGGTTGGGTGCAATCCATCTGTGGTCATGCCAGTTTGAACCGTGTGATCGGCATCCATGTTGCCGATTAACGATTCAGCATCAACCACTTTTAAGTCAGAAGCCGACTGCGTCGCAATCCAATTATTAACGCCTTCCCAATTTGTTTTGGATGTTGCATCCATTGGAGATGCAACTGTGCCTCGCGGAAGGATTTTTACCAGAATAATCCGAGAGCCAATATCTCGCAGTTGCGAGATCATGGAAGCAATATTACTGGTTGTTGTCGCAAACGGGATTGTGGCAATATCATTGGTGCCAATAAGAATGACGCACACCCTTTGCCCGGCAGGTGACAACTGCAATTCTGTGATTGTATCAGAAAAACGTGCGAGTAATTGCGCCGAAGTATTGCCGCCTACCCCTTGGTTTCCTCGATACCCGTGAAACGCTCGATGCCCTGAACGCATTTGCGACCACATTGCATAACCACGAGGGAACAAGGCCGGATTTGTAATAGTGGAACCGGAACTGGCAGTGATGGAATCACCAGCATAAACAATGCGTGAGCCATTTGGTAATGGAGCACCAGCATCAACACCGACAATGTTTTGCGTAATCCCAAAGGTAATTGGCGATGTCAGTTGTCTGTAAAGCATCAGATCCTCCGGCGTGCTTGAACGTACCACGTAGAAGACGCCAGATCAATTGCGCCAGCGGTGTTGTTGTAAAGTGTCAGTGTCACCACGCCGTCTGTCCAGTAATCCACATCATTAATCGTATTTGGCATGGTGCCTTCCACCACGTTTACCGTCACAGTGGTGACAGAAACGCCGTCATAGCTGCTTGCGGTCACATACCCATAACCAAGGTACGCGCCACCCACAAGGAACCGCACATAACGCCGTTGCGGGAATTCTGCGGTATGGTCAACACCAGCATCTGTGACGGTGAAGGTTGTTGCTGTAGCATACGCCACAACGCCGCCGCTGATATTGGTAAAAGCCCCCGGCGTTGTGATGTGCGAATCCAAAAGCAACCCACCAAGGGACACACCCGGAATCACAATCAGCTCATCACGAAAGGGTGATGTGATTGCATCCGGTACGGTTACGGTTGTGCTGCTGTTAGCACCCGCTGAAATGCTAGGCGGGTTCCATGTAGTGGATTTGACGTTGCGGATACCAGTGAAGTCAACACTGATATTGCCTGTGATGTATTGGTTATCCTCGACCTGCAACGCACCGACACCAGAACCAATTACAATGTCATAAAATGTGCTAGTTCCACCGCCGCGCAGCTTGTTGCGCTTGATGCTGCCAGTCAGGTTTGTGCCTGTGATGGAAAGAGCATCATTTGTGGCTGTAATATCATTATCCTCCACAACAAAATTGATTGATGTTGAATTATTTGAGATAGCAGAGACCGTTTGCGTTCCGGTGCCAATGGTAATTTTGTTGCGCCTAAATGCCGTGTTGCTGGCACTGGTAACGCAAGAAAACAAAGTTGTTGCCACCGTTGAGCCAGCAGCAACGGAAATCACATTATTTTCAAAGCGGGAATTTATAACACTTTGAAGATAAAACTGGTTAGCTGTTCCATCGCTGGCGGCATATTCCAGATAGTTATCATGCACCCATAAACGATCCACTTCGCGCAGGAAGTGCCCCTTATGGCCTCGGAAATCGCAATTATGAACTTGAATATCCGTTGCGAAACGGGTATTTGATCCTTTGTCTGCGTCAACATTAATCCAAAAGCGCCCACCGTTTCCACGGCAATTTCTAATGATAATCTGCTCAAGGTGCAAATCGTTAGAAAACGCATC